GGGCGCGACGATTGTGCGGCCCATCGTCTACAGTTCCAACTCGACGGCGGCGTTCTATTCGTCGGACGATATCATCGACACGACGATCCAGGACAACTTCACGGCGGCCCAGTGGCAATGGCGGCAGGCGGCGGTGAGCGTCAGCATCACGGGACGCATCGAGCTTCAGAACATGGGCAAGTCCCAGGCCATCAGCTACGCCAAGGGATATACGGATAACGCCTTGGCGAGTCTCAAGGAACTGATCGACCAGAAATTGTACGCGGCGGCTCAGGTGGGTTCAAACATCACCCCTCTTCCGGCCATCGTCACCAATTCCGGAACGATCGGGGATATTAACGGCACCACCAACACCTGGTGGCAGGCACAGACCCAGGCCAGCGGTAGTTTCGCAGCCCGTGGCCTGTCTGACCTTCGGTCGGTCTGGGACAAAGTCTCGGTGGCGATGCCCGCCGGTGGGCCCGACATCATCATCTCGGACCAGACGTCCTACGAGGCTTACGAGGCCACCCTCATCCCCACGGTCCGGTACACGGACGTGTATATGGGAGACCTCGGGTTTTCCAACCTCAAGTACAAAGATGCCGTCTGGACCTGGGACCCGAACGCGACCTCCGGGAGTATTTTTCTCCTGAACTCCAAGGCCTTGGAACTGGTGCAGCATGAAAAGCGCGTGTTCTCCTTGTCGGAATGGGTCAAACCCGCCAACCAGGATCTGATGGTCGCGCAGCTCTTCTGGGCCGGGGAACTGACCACGAAGAATCGTAGGAAACTCGGCTCGCTCACGGGCGTGACTGCCTAATGGCTACATCAATGACATCGAGGGGCAAGGCGTATATTGCCCCGACGATTGTGTTGGAGTACGGGGACTTCACGTCTACGGACACCTCGCCTGTAACGTATTCGGTGTCGGGCGGGTACGTGATCGGCGTGATGGTGTTCGACACCAACGGGAACCTGTGCGCGAGCGCCGGGACCACAACCACGGCCCCGTCGTCCGCGCTGGCGTTGTCGGGAAGCACGACTTCGGTCGTCGTGACGCCCAGCGGCGCGATTACGGGGGGCAGGTACATCTGTATTCACGGCGGTTCTTGAACGATGCCGTCCCAAGGGACGGGTTTACCGGGCAAGCTCGGCACGTTTGGGTTTAAGGGGTAAAGAGAGGAAAAGTTATGTTGTTTAAATGGTCTGCACGCGGCGATGAACGGGCGTATATGTCGATTCAAAATGTGTCGGCGTCTTCGATCACGACGGGGTTTCCGGCGCTTTTGGCTCAGGCGACGGCGTCTTTTAACGGCACCCAGGCGATTGTCGGGGCGAACACCGGCAACGCGGGATTTATCGGGATTGCGTTTTATGACATTCCGCCTAATGCCTACGGCCTCATTCAAAACCTGGGTCCGGTGGCGTCCGTGTTTCTGTCGAATGTGGGTAGTTCCTTAACAATCAACATCGGAGATCCTCTGGTTCCCGGTCCGGCCGGGTTTTTCTCGGGTAATCCCCTGTTTGGCGTGAGCGGCTTTAAGTACATCCTGGCATCGAACGTCCCGTTGGCGACCTCGGCGGCGGCGTATATGAGCGGGTACATCCGCGCTCTCTAGAATGGCTGCGGCCATGGGGCTTGAGTGGCTCTTGTTGTGGGTTGCAGGACCTCGGACCTGGCCGGTTTCGAGCCGTCTGTGGGAATGCCAGGCCTGCGGGAGGATTATCAGTGAAAGCGATATTAAAGGCGGCCGCTGCGTCGGGCACCGGATGCGTCCGGCGGCGGAAACATGGGGGAATACCGTTCGATGGCTGATCCGCGCGTAATCAAGGTCGCCGTGGGGATTCCTCTCAAGGGGCACACTTGTCCTCGTGCATATAACGACCGGATGCTCATGGCCTTCTGTATGGGCGAGAAGGAGGCCGAACAGAGGATCAATAAAGAGCCGGTGCTCTACGAGTTCAACTGGTTTTTTACGGGCGAGATTTTCGTGCCGTTTGCCCGCGAGAACCTGGCGGACTTGGCCTTGCGGTACGGGTGCGATTATTTGTTTATGGTAGACGACGACATGCTGGCGCCCTTTGACCTCTTCTACCAGCTCGTCCGGCATGATAAGGACATTGTGGCGGCCTTGGCGTTTACGCGCAATCCCCCGCACAACCCAGTCATTTACACGACCCGGCAGGGATGGGACGCGGTGGCGCGGAGTCGTTACTACGCCAAGGAGTACGTCATCAATTATCCCAGAAATGCGCTCGTCGAATGCGACGCCGTAGGGTTTGGGGCTGTTTTGATTAAGACGGAACTCTTTAAGAAGATGTCCAAGCCGTGGTTTATGTCCTCGGACGCCTGCGGGGAAGATGTGCTCTTTTGCACCAAGGCCAAAGAGGCGGGGTTTCGGGTGTATATGGACACGACCCAGAAGTTGGGGCACATTTCGGATTCGATCATCGTCACCGAGGAGTATTCGGACAATTTTAACAAGCTCTCGGAATCGGATCGTGAAGATAAATATGGAAAGTACACGCGGTTCGAGAGTCTGGAGAAGGTGCGCTGATGCCGGCAGTGACCGTGATTGTCGTGACCTACAACAACCCGAATTATCTGATTCCCTGTCTGGAATCGCTCAGCCAGCCTCTCCATATTGACCTCTGCAAGATCGTGGTGGTCAATAACGGAGAGCCGGGTTCGGTACAGGTGCAAAGCCCGGCCGTCAAAGTGATCGACGCCGGCAGGAATTTGGGCTGGGAAGGGGGATTAAAGGTCGGGCTTCTACATGCCGACACACCGTTTGTGTGTTTTTTAAATGACGATACCTTTTTCCCCTTTTCCGAGTCCCTGTGGCTCAATAAACTTCTCCAGAATTTCCGGGACCCCAGGGTGGCGGCGGTGGGGCCGTCGTCGAACGCCATCATGGGCGTGCAGAACATCTGGGCGAAGGCCCCATGGCCGGTCGTGGCCGTGCGCTTTTTGATCGGATTGTGTTTTCTCGTGCGCCGGGACGCCTTAGACGCCTGCGGCGGCATCGATGACACGCTCCCTGGCGGAGACGATATCGATCTGTCGATCCGCCTGCGAAAGATCGGCGGCACGCTTATTTGCGACAAGAACGCTTTTGTGTTTCACCACTACGGCACGACCGGAAAGCGCGTGCATCCGGGATGGGACGGTTTGGAGCACCAGACGGCTTACCGGAAGGCTCTCTGGGAAAAGCATGGTTTGAAGGAATTTCTCCTCACCATGAACCACCAGGTTATTTCCGGTTCCCCGTGGGAGAAAGTCAAAGACGATCTCGAAGGCGACATGGTGAGGAGTTTTATTCAAGGCGAGCGCATTTTTGATATCGGTTGCGGGGACACCAAGACCGTTCCCTTTGCGACCGGCGTGGACATCGTCCCGGACGGGAGCCCTATGGGTGGGGTGATGAACCGCATCTCCCACGCGGACATGGTGGCGAACGTCTTTGAAAAGCTCCCCTTTGATAACGCCGACACGATCGTGGCGCGGCATGTGTTGGAGCACCATCACGATCCGCTCAATTCGATGCAGGTGTGGAAGGCCGCCCTAAAGCCGCACGGGGGGCGCCTCATTATTGCGGTGCCGGACGAAGCCAAGGGCGCGATGATTCCCTTAAACCCCGAGCACAAGGCGGCGTTTACGAGGGAATCCTTAAAGCGCCTCGCCGACGCGGCCGGATTTTCGACCGTTTTGATTCAGGATTCAGGAAACCCCATCAGCATTGTGGGCGTGTTCGAACGTAACGGAAATTAAAGGAGGCATCATCATGGAAAATACAAGTTTTACAGGGCACGAAGAGCCGCACCAGTCGTTTGTGCATCCGGCGCATGACGCGCCTGTGGCCGCGCCGGTTAAAAAAGCGGCCGCCGCCCCAAAGCCCTACGAAAAGCCCGTCAAGGCCAAGTGCGAGTTGACGGGAGAGGAAGTGCGCGGGCTCTACGGGGTGTTAAAGTCTCTGCACGAGCAGACGGGCAACAACATCAACGCTCCTCGCGGGGATCTGGGGCCTTTAAAGCGGGAGCTGGGCAAAATCAAATGGTACGACTGCACGGAATGGAAGCCCAATGGTGGACCTTGCACCTATGCCGGATGTGAAGGCGGCCTTCATTGATCGATAAGACCAAACCCCGCGTTTGTATTTACTATCATGTTCTGCCCTCCACGGGCTGGCGTGATGACGGGGCTCCGCTGTTTTTAAACTTAAACCTTCGCAGAATCCTGAATGGAAATTCCAATCTGTCCGATCATGGGGGGAACGTCGTTCATCTGGCTCCCTACGGTGACATGGCATCCTTCGGGGCGTTTGACCTCCACATCCTGGTGGATCATGGTGAAGATGTTTTAGGGGTGCCCTTGGACTTTGACCTGCCGCACCCCTCAGCCTACTGGATCAGTGACGCCCACCTCGGGTACGACTACAGGATGAACCGCGCCAAACAGTTCGATTTCGTCTTTGTCGCGCAGAAGGCGTTTATCGAGCCCCTGGTGAAAGACGGCATCGACCGCGCGCGGATTTTCTATCTGCCGCACGCCTTTGAACCGGCCGTTTATAAGCCGATTGCCGCCATCGAAAAGTGGGACTGGTGTTTTGTGGGCCACCCCAACAGCGATCACCGTATAGAGCTTTTAGACCGCTTCATCAAGGCGTATCCGAACTATTACCTCGGGTGGCGGACGCCGGGACTAGCGGGCCACAACGAGTTGGAGGACGTAAACCTCAAATATAACCAGGCGCGTCTCGTCATTAACGACGCGGTGAAAGAGGATCTTAATCTCCGGGTGTTTGAGGCCCTGGGAGCCGGGCGGTGCCTCATTACCCAGGACATTTTGGAGTTTGACGGGGAGATTAACGAGGCTTTCGTGACGTACAAGTCGATCGATGAAGCTGTTGATCTGGCGAAAGGTCTTTTGAAGGATGACGAGCGGCGAACCCGTATCGCCAAGACAGGCCATGAAGCAGTGATGCGCGAGCACACCTTCGCGCACCGGGCGCTGACGATTTTAGAAACGTGTCTGGATTACATACCAAAGGGGGAAGATTATGCTCTTGCGAATCGTTGACCATTTCCGGGATAACCCGAAGCGGATTGACAAGCTGATTGCCATTAAGGGACTTCCGGAGGAATGGTTTTTTCGGGACGGGTCGGAAGGCCGGGAATTAAAGCGCCCCTGGGAGCCGGACATCGATAAAAACATCCCCTACGACATTCGGAGTCTCTGTGAGCCGATGTACGTGGTGATGCGTTTTCCGCCGATTGACCGGGAGCACAAGGAGTTCATCGAAAAAAAGAAGATTCTGGGGTTGCGCCTGGACTACAACACCGAACCCGGTCGGCAGATGTGGGATGACGTGGAGCGCTATATCGAAGAGACGATGCCGAGGGGGGAGAGGATCCCCATACCGGTTCTTTGTGCTAAAGACGAGCGGTCGGCCTTTGAGACCTATACGCCACGGCGCAATAGCCGGGGTAGCGTGGAGCTGGTTCCGGGCCCGGTGCCGATGGTGGATTTAACGCAGTACGTTCCGGTCAAGATGGTGGAAAAATCGCCCGTGCTTGAAGTGGTGGGCGCGGACGTGGGAATCCCGGCCGCCGCTTTCGTTCCAGAGCCGTCGTCAGCGGCTGCGCCTCCGGTTTCTGCCACGGCTGCGCCCGAAAGCGCGGCCGAAACTCCCGCGCCTGTGACCCAGATTGCCGAAACGCCTGTTCCCATGCAGGTGCCGGACCATGATTTTAAGTGCCAGTGGTGCGAGTACCGGCATGCCAAAAAGGCCGGAGTTCACGGCCACGAGGTTAAGCGCCACATCGAACCCGCTAACCGGGAGGCCGAGGCGCAGGAACGGGCCGAGAAGGCTGAAAGAAAGGCCGCCAGAGAGGCCAAGAAATCGGCGAAGAAAGAAGCCGTGGCGGCCTAATAAGGAGAATTTATGGCTCTTCCCTATACATGCGGATTTGTGAGATTAACGGCGTCCGGGGCTGTGGGAGACGCGGGCAAGCCCGTGTCGATTCTGGGGTACAACTTTGATTCCGGTGGTACGGCGGCCAACCCCTATTTCATCAACGGGACGACGACCGTTTCGGCGGGAAACGCCCTGGCGTTTCGCGCCGGAGGCGGTGTGATTTCGAGCACCAGTCCGCAGCAGTCGGTGGGCCAGTTCCCGGTGACGCTTCCGCTCGGCTGCTATGTCTCTTTCGACGCCAACACGACCGCGATGACCGTTTTCTATTTTGAGCCGTAAGGCTGTAAGCAAGGGGTAAAGGAGGGTCTGCCATTGGCGACCCTGGCGTTTTCCGATCTTCAAGCAGACGTTTTCGCTCACACCGGACTCGATTCGACGGATGCCACCAACCAGGCCAACGTGAAACGGTGGCTCAATTATACGCAACAGGACCTGTGCAGCCGCTGGCCCTGGACGTTTCTGTTGGGCCGGGAAGCGATTGCCACCATTCCCGATTACACGACCGGCACCGTCAGCATCACCGCCGGGACCAGTGCGGTGACCGGGTCCGGGACCACCTGGACCGCGACCCAGGCCGACGGCACGTATTTCATGCAGGTCTCGTCCTCGAACAACTGGTACCGCGTCACCGCCACAGGCGGGGCGACGGCGTTTACCTTGGAAGTGCCGTACCAGCAGACCACAAACGCTGTGGCTTTGACGTATGTTCTCCGCAAGTTTTTCTACAGTCTCTCGTCTTCGGCAGACGAGGTTCTAGACGTTCGCAACTGGAACACCCCCATTAAGATGCTGGCCTGCGACTTTCGGACGGTTGACTTGATCAATCCTCTGGTGCAGTCCACCAACTCAGCCTATGGGTACATGATGTTCGGCACAGACGCCTCTGGAAACGAGGTCTTTATGCCGTACCCATTTCCGTCGGACGCAAGACTCTTTGAGTTCCGCACCCGAAAGCGGCCTGTGGACATGGTCAACCCAACTGATTCCCCATCCATTCCAAATAAGTACGCGCAGGTGATCATATTCGGGGCCAACGCGGTGGCTTTTGCGTACCTGCGGAAGTTCGAGGACGCGAACGCATGGAACGCCAAGTACGAACAGAGAGTGGGGGAGATGAAGAAGGAATTTAGACAAACCGGCGACTACCAGCCGATCTTGGGTAGCATCGACTCCATCAGCCGAAGTCGTTGGATCAATTTTCCGTCGAACTTCCCTGTGGTAGGAACCTGATGCCGACAGGAACCGTTGCGCGAGGGCCGTATGGGTTTAAGGGGGGCCTGCATACCAAAGCAGGGGCCTTTACGCTCCCGCCCGACTGCATGTCGGCGGCGCAGAACGTGTACGTCTATGGCGACAAACTCTATAAGCTGGCGGGGTCGGCTTTTATTAACACGCTTGCCCTGAATTCCTCGGCTCCCATAACTGGCCTGTGCGACTGGCAGGCGGTCAATCAAAACCGGTATCTCGTGATCGTAGCGGGGTCGAAGATCTATTCGGATCTAAACCTTGGCGTGACTCCCTCGGACATTACGGGAGCGGCCACCATCACCGCCACCGCCAACAGCCAGCACACCTTTGCCTCCTTAAATAACATTCTGGCAATCTGCGGGGGAACCACGCCGGATACGCCTCTCCAATGGACGGGGACCGGAAATGTTTCGGCTCTCGCAGGGACTCCCACTGTCGGAAATCTGGTGACGGTTTGTAACAACATCATGTTTATTTCCGGAAACGCCGCCAACCCTTCGGGGTTCTGGTGGTCAAACCCCTCCGACCCCGGAACCTGGCCCGCTCCCAATAACCTCAATTTCCGGGCTTCCGACGGTGACATCATCACCGCCATTGCGCCCATGGGCTTGTACCTCATCATCTTTAAGCGCCGGTCAACGGGTTCGCTTTATACGCAGACGACCACTACGTCCAGCGGAAGTTCTCTTGGCCCTTTAAGCACGATCAACACCGCCATTGGATGTGCGGGATCGCAGGCGTGGGACGTGATGCCGACGGGCCAGTTGGTTGTGTTTGGCATTGACGGGCACTTACGTATCTTTGACGGGACGACCTACACGGACATTTCCGACCCGCCGATGCCGTTTTCCAACATTCAGCCGACGTTGGATGCTTGCAACATCCCCCGGTTTCCGTTCGCGTGTGTGCGGGTGTATCCGATGCTCAATCAAGTATGGTTGGCGATCTCGACGGCGGGAATGGCGACCAACGACAGCATCTTTATTTACGATTACGTGCAGATGATCTGGATGTGTCAGGTTCCTGACAGGGCGGCGAATGTTATGGTGGCGTCACTCGACAGCCGGGGAACGCCCAAGCATCCTATCGTCCTGTTGTCGGGTAGTTACGGAGGGTTTGTCTATGAACACGACACCGGTTCCACAAACGCCCAAAACACAGACGGCCACATCGACGGCTACGGCACTTGCTCAATCCAACTTGGCGTCGAATCGTCCGATTACGAACAGGTCTCAGTTCGCGTCGCACAAGAAGGGCAAAGCATTGGACTCCTTCAAGTTGGATACGGATTTAATGATCTGACCAACATCCAGACGACGGTGATGGTCAACAGCCTCATCACGGGAGGGGTTTTGGACACCACCTTTATGCTTGATGTGAGTGTTTTGGGAGGTTCCACAATTCTGATCGGAGAAATCCGTACCCCGTCCAATGGACGTATTTTCACGTCGCAAGTGCAGTTCCGCAACCCATTTGGCAGTCAACCGTTCATCGTGCATCCGTTCTGGATTAGCTCGGAGGTCATTACATGAGCATTATCAGCCGATTAACCACATGGGGAACGCAGATTCTGACGTCCGCGTCTCTCAATGGGGAATTTAACAATGTCGTCAATACTTTAAACAACCTCGATTCCGCCACGAGTTCCTGGACGAATGTGAAGACGGGTGTTCTAACCGTGACGGGCCTTTCGAACGTGACGGGCGGGATTGTCGGGACGACGGCGGGAGGCAATGCCACGGCTGGAAATGTCGGGGAGTACGTGGAGTCGGTGTTTTCGGCGGTCAATTTTCCGGCCTCTGGCGTTTTCGGAGATGCGACCAGCATTTCACTAACGGCAGGGGATTGGGATGTGTCCCTTAATATTTTGGCGGCTTGGGTTTCTGGGACAGTGACCGCATTGTTTGCCGGGATTTCAACAACCACCGGCAATTCATTAACGGGATTAGTGTTGGGAAGTAATTATGCGGCGAGTATTGTTCCTCCAAACGCAACCAACAATGTTCAGACGACCATTGCCGCATACCGTCAATCGGTGAGTAGTACGACCATCGTTTACGCAAAATTTTCGGGAAGTTTCACAGGAAGTTGGCAAGCCTACGGTCGTTTGTCGGCAAGGAGGATAAGGTAATGGCCCTCTACGCTTTAATCCACGACCCCGCAGGCGACCGAGTTGCTTCTTACGACGGCATCGATCAGCCGACGGTGACGGGACTCCTGAACCAAACAGGTTTTACCTTTGCCTTCATCGACGCTCCGACGTATGCGGCGTTTATTCTGGCGCATCAGCCTGTTCCACTCACTCCCGCGCAGATATTGACGTTAGTTCATACGCAAGCGGTGGCGACAGCGACTACGGGAACTGATCCTCTTTCGACGTTGCAGAGGGCGGTTTTACTTGCGCTTCTGGATCAACTGAACATCGTTCGAGCGGCCCTTCCCACGCCATTGGGAGCGATCACGCCCGCTCAGGCTCGTGCGGCAATAGCGGCAAAGATCAATACGAACGCGGCGGATTAAGGAGACTTTATGGCGACTTATCAGGAACTTCCGCAGGATCAATGGTCGAAGTTCGGCGGCGGGGACGCAAATCAAACAGGGCAGGTTAATTCTTCGCTCGACCTGTTTAAGCAGCAGTTTCAGAATCTTCTGGGGCGTCCGCCGACCCAGCAGGAGCTTTCCGGTTTTGCCAATAACGCTCTTTACTCGGCGTGGCAGGCTCCGGGGGAGTTGACCTATGGAGATGAGTCGGGGTTGGCCAATTCCTATATCCAGAACACGTTCGGTCCGCAGGCCGCTCAATTTTCCCAGGAGCAGCAGACCAACCAATTAAACCAATCGCAAACCCAGATGCAGGATCTCATCAATAAGACGATGGGCAACACGGCCACGGCGCTTTCCGACCCCAAGAGTTCGATCTTTCAGCAATTGACGGGGTCCATGAATAATCTCGGCGCCGACCCCACGAGCGGAGCTTTTCAGGCGGGAGCGGGTTCGACGATCGCTAATTCGGGCTTGAACGCCGCCAACCAGGGCCTCACGGCCCTTGGCATTCCCGGCATTCAGGGCATCGCCCAGACGGGGCAAAATCCCTATCAGCAATCGTTCGGCAGCGGACAGACGGCTTTGGGCAACCTCGAAAATTTGAGTAATTTCGGGATGCAGTCGGATTTGGCCAAGCAACTTGCGGCGATGGGCCAGCCGTCGGGGGCGCAGAGCGCATTGGGAATGGCGACGGGATCGGCGCAAGGGGCAGGGAGCCTTTTACAAGGCGGGTCTGCGGCCTATAACGCCACTTCCTACATATGCAAGGAACTGATTAAACGCGACCTTCTTTGCGCGTCCGACATGGACGATTTTCATGTTCACATCATGCCCGCCATGTTTAAGAAGGGGCGGGCGTTCTGGAAGTATGCGGTGGACGCGGGGCAGCTCGTAGATGCCGTCAATGAAAGGGGCCTCGACTGGAAGGTGTTTAAGCCGCTCTTGTTTGAGCGCGTGATGGAAGAGCCCGACGCCTGCAAAGCGGTAGACCTGTACTCGGACGCTTGCCACCAGCTCTGTATCAGCGCGGCGCCCGAACTCTGGGACGAGCGGGTTTTCCGAACTGGCTGGCTGGATTCTCTGGCCTTTCTGCCGCGACTTTTAACGTATGGTCCGTTCATTAAAGCTCTCGGCAAGTGCGTGAGGATTAAGACCCTCATTATTTACGACAAGCCCCGCTGTGAGGTACATCGATGAGTTGGCTGGATACGCTTCAGAACTTAACGAAGAATGTTGGGCGAGGGGCTTTGGATGTTTTTACTCTTGGCGGAAATGAACTAGGGCATCATTTTGGTGGGCAGGGATACGCCAACGCCATGAAGATTCCTGAAACGGGGTTTGGCGCAAACTTTGAGGCTGGGGCAACAGGTGGTTCGGCAATGCTTGGGGCTCAAGGATTAGGGGCCTTTGGTGGTGGCAGTGGAGCCTCTTCCATGGGACCAGTAGGCCCGATGTCACAAGCGGGATCAACTTTGGGCGGGGGGATGTCGTCCCCAATGAACTTAGGGCCTTCTGCCATGGGGTCAACGGGTGCGGCGGCGGGTTCTCCTGTCGCTTCGGCGGCGGGTCCGAGTGCCGTTTCTCAGGCTTTACAGGCGATGAGGATGATGCCGCAGGGGGGCGGTCAGCAGGCTCCTGCTTCTCAAGCCAACATGCTCGAAACCATTTACAAGATGATGCCGAGCCTGCGGCCCGGACAAGGGATGGGGCAAGGCATGAACGTCGGAGGGATGAATGGCTGAAATCTCGTTTCCCTGGGACATGTTCCTAAAAGCTCAGCAAGAAAAAAACCGTAACGCCCAGCAGATGAACCAGGATATTGCGGGCTTAGGGCAGGGGCTGGGGCAGGCGGCCGGCGGGATCGGGCAGATTATCCAGCAGCAAAAACAACAGGCGCTGATGAAGCAGCTTATGCAGGCCATGCAGACGCAGGGCGCTCCGCAGCAGGGGCCGCCATTGCCGCCACCGGGAACTCAAACGGCTGGCGTGAATGGCGTTCAGGACGCGACGATTCCGACCCAGACTCCCGGCCAGCAGCCCACGTCGGGCATTGGCGGGCCTTCGCAGGACAACACACAACTGATTCAGCGTCTGATCATGCAAATGAACCCTGAAATGGGGATGAAGGCGTACATTGACCAGCATGATCCGTACAAGCAATCGCTGGAATCTCTTTATAAATCTGAAGCCGAAAAAAACATTCGACCTCCGGCGCCAAAGCCTGAATATCAGCCTGAGTCCGGAGTTCTTTCGGAAGATGGAAAAACGGTGATGTACGACAAATTCACGGGCAAAGAGATGAAAGGAGATATCCCGGTCAAATCAACGGGATACGGATCGACCATGGGAGGAATCCGGCTCAAGCAATACACAATGCAGGACCTCCCCTCGAATCAGCCACCGACGACCTCTGGAGGCGCTGCCTATCAGGTGAAGATAGGGGCCAGGCAGGGGAAAGCGCTCATCGGAAAACCGGGTTCTCCGCAAAGAACAGGCGCGGCCCGCGCAGACTTGGCTCGTGCCATTACCCGTGTGGCCCCAACAGACGAGGGCTTGAGGGGAATCAATTTTACCGATAACTTGGCGCAGCGGTGGTCGATGCTTAAGCAGCAGATTACGGTCGATCCGTCTGTCGTGGACAATCCCAAGATTCGCAAGGAAATGTACGACATTTTTGACGACATGGAAAAAGCTTCGACGCCGTTTATCGTCAATCAGTTAGACGAGATGGAAACGCAGGGGTTTAACATTACGCCCATGACTCGCAAGAGGCAATTGGGAGAGACCATGCCAAATATTCCTTTTGAAGAATCTGCGGTTTCGGCAACAGGCGGCCTTACGCCGCAGGAACAGGCCGAACTTCAGCGTTTAGAAGCCAAGTTCGGGAAAAAATGAACGATCAGGACGAACAGGAACGCTATCGCTATTTACAGCTAAAGGCCAAAGCGGCAGGGACGCAGCACGCGGCGCCTGGCCAAGGGGACTGGAAACAAGTGATTGGAAAAGTAGCCAAAGATTCTTTTATGGTGCCGATGGCGGCCGCTAAAGACCTGGCAACCAATCCCGTCACAATGGCCAAAGCGCTTCCGCCGTTGGCGGGGATGGCCGGCGCGATGAGTCCCATACCGGGAGGCGCTACGCTTGGAACGGTGGTCGGCAGGCAATTGTCAAACTTGGCGCTGAAAGGTTTGGGGAAAGGTGACCAAATTCCGTCTGGATGGCAGCAGGCGGGCGAGGCAGGACTTTCGGCTTTGGGAGATATTGCGGCCATCCCGATGATGAAGAAGGGTTACTACGGAGGGATGATTGGAGAAGCGGAAAGCAAATATCCGGGGATGGCAGGTGTTGTAAAAGAAGCTCCTCCTTCCGGAATGCGCACGGCGGTCAAATTTATCCAAGGATTAAAAGCCAAGGATTTAACGATTCTGGAAGCCAAACAGTTTAAGCCTGCTGTCGATACGATTTTTCAAAAGGGATGGCTTCGGGGGACGCCCTATGAACCGGATGCGGTTCTCGTTTCTCAGAAGATTCAGTCGGCTTTAAATCAGGTTCCGGGTCGTGGTGTAGCTTCCGCCGGAATGGCTCGCGCCATGACGATCCCGCGAAATATAAATCAACTCTATCAGAAACTTCCGCCTGCCGTGCGGCGTGGATTGGGATACGGGACCGGAGTGGGGTTGGCCGGAGGCGCGGCTGTTGAACTTATTCGGAAATTGATGGGGGATTAGCCAATGATGAATCTGACGACGAAAAAAGCTACGACCCCAAAAAATCCTGTAGCCAGTCCTGCAAAGAGATCTTCCATGGATAAAGTCTACCATGCCTATGTTACGGCAGTGTTACGAAAATGAGGGTTTTGATCCATTCTAGGGAAGGGGATTCCTCGGGCCTCGCCTGGCAGATGCAGAAGGAAGGGGCCTCTGTGGACCTTTTTGTGAAAGACAAGTCCATGCGCCGCACCATGGAAGGAATTATCCCTCATGTGGAGACGCTGGAAGAGGGCCTCAAAAATAAGCCGGACTTTATTATTTTCGATTTAAACGGGGACGGGAAGACGGCCGATGACCTGCGCAAGGACGGCTGGAAAGTGATCAACGGTTCGGCGCTGGCCGACCGCATGGAGTTTGACCGGGCGTGGGGGGTCAAGCTCTGCCAGCAGGTCGGCATCAAGACCCCCAAGACGACCGAATTTGACAATGTGGATGCGGCCATGGCGTTTGTGAAGGAAAACAACAAACCGTATGCGATCAAGATGGACAACAACTCCGGCGGGGAGTCCGCCTCGTATGTGGCCAAAGACGCCGAGGATATGACCGATTACCTGGCCCAGCAGAAAGAGTCCGGCAAGATCAACGGCGACAAATTTATCGTTCAGGAGGTGGTCAAAGGTGCTGAAATCTCGACCGAAATGTGGTTTTGCGATGGGGCGCCTCTTTGGCCTGCCAACGGTACTTTGGAAGATAAGCACTTCCTGGCCGGAGGGCTCGGCCAGCGAACAGGATGTGAAGTCAGCGTGGTGTATCACTATGCAGGCGCTCACTCAAAAATCGTTGACCGAACAATTCGCAAATTATTTCCGCTCTTAAAGTACGCCCGCTGGACGGGGTGTGTGGATGTGAATGCCATTATCTCGGAGGACGACCATGAACCCTACTTCCTTGAATGGACGCCGCGTATCGGCTATTCCGCGATCTATGCCTACGCGGCGATACTGGCCCTTCCCGTCAGTGAGTATTTCGATCGACTACGAAGAGGACCGTTTACGATTCCCTTCAAGGCCCTTTGGGGATCATCCCTCAAGCTCTCAATTCCGCCTTACCCGACGGCCATTGAACCGGACAAAGCTTCGGAAGAAACCTACGGCCTTGCGCAAGGCGTGCGCGTAAACGGAAAGTACGGCCCCGATTTTCTGCCGATCGATGTCATGAAGGGCAAAAAGACGGAGTTTGCCTCGGCGGGGACCACCTGCATTATCGGGGAATGCCTGGGGCGGGGCGCCACTCTTTCGGAAGCCTGGCGGGCCTCGCAGAAGGTATTTAAAACGGTGGAAGTGCCGAACGCGCAGGGTCGCTACACCGACGGCGTGGAAGACATCTGGACGCGGGCGCGAAAGCTTAAAAGCTGGGGATACGAGATCCCAAGCATGATTTCCGGGGAGGGCGGACGATTGGCGACACCCCTTGTCGATAAGAAGCCTTCTCCGGCTTTGTTATGACCAGCGACTTTGAAAAGCAGGGGATGGAGCGGAAAGATCGACTCACGATCAAGGTTTTGGAAGCGATCGATGAGAAGTTGGCCCGTATCATTGAGCTATTGGAAGCGCAAGGGCGCGTGAGGCCGAGCTGATGGCGGTCAATTATTCAAACGTTACGGTCGGCAACACGGCGACTCTGGTTCTAGCCTCCAATCCCGGCCGGCGGATGTTCAGCGTTTATAACAATGGCGCGGTGACGATGTACCTGGGACCGGACGCCAATGTGGCGACGACGACGGGCACTCCCATCCTTCCGCAGGCCAGCTATACGCAAAACGGCAGCCGCATGTATATGGGCGCGTGGTACGGGATTACGGCCTCCTCCACGGTCGATGTTCGATACATGGATTACGGTGAATAGAGTCTGGGTTTGTCTTCTGGTGGGGTTGTCGGTGGCGGCTTCCGGGGATATCACCAGTCGCCTGAATGTAAAAACAGCGGACAGCACGGTCAATACTTATCCGTATAGCGCGATTTTCAGCAATGGATCGCTTACGGACAATGGAGATGGGACGGTGTCGGTGTCTGCGGGCGGCACCGGCGGATCGGGGATTGTGTCTCCCGGTACTTTTACCTGGGTCAACAATTTCGGGATTGCCGTTTCAACCATCCAGGTTTCTTCCAACACGATTTTGTCGGGGGCTACGTTCTACCAGAACGGACCGGAAATATTTAAAGGAAGCGTAGGCGTTGCAACGAGTTTTCCGATCAGTGTTTTTTCCAACACCGCAACGGACAACACCGACAGTTCCGCGATCGGTAAGATTGCCGGTGCCTCTCTGGTGTGGGGAGCCAACGGAGTTGGATACGTTGGCTCTTTTATGAATACAGGGCTAACCCCCGTTAATCGCAATGCGCTTTTGATTAAAACCAACGTGACGGATGCGACTTCCTACGGGCTGAGGGTTGAAGCCAATAACGCGGCGACCTTTGTGGTAACAGCGGCAGGAGGCGTCGGCATCAGCACCACGACTCCGCAGGCCAAGCTCGATGTGAACGGGGACGTTCTGGTGCGCAGTTCCGCCACTTTCCAGGGCAATGTGACAGTCAGTACCCTGACGATTTCGGGGGTGACGTTTGCGACGCTTGGAGCGGCGGCTCCGAATGGATCTTATCTGTATTGTTCCGATTGCGCGACGCTCACCCCCGCCACCTGTACGGCAAGCGTTTTAACCTCCTGCGTCTGTGCGGGGTCGGGAACGGGAGCCTTTGCCCGTCGGCTCAACGGCGCATGGCTTTGCGGGGATTGACATGGAAGGACCCGACTATAAGCGCCAGATCGATATGTGGATCAAAATCATGGTAATCGCCGCGCCTTTTCTGACGGGAGCGGTTTCCTGGGGAATCATGAAGGCGACGATTTCGGGGCTGGACGTTAAGATCGCGGATATTCAGGGAGACGTGCGGGAAATTAAAGGATGGAAAGACGCGCAGATGGAAAAAAGCGTGGCAACAGCCAGGGAAAACGGGGAGATTATTACGCAGCTAAAGTACCTTAACCAGCAAACCAGTAACCCGAGCGTCGTCAACCAATTAAAGGATTTGAATACCAAGATGGGGGATGTGCGAACTTCCGTGCAGAAGAAACTGCGATGAAAGACCCTAAAATCCTGGCCGAAGCCCAGGACCGCGTGTGGGTCTCCGGAGACTTCCAGCCCAAAGAGACCGATGCGGGGGAAATGACGTATTGCAACCTGGCGGTGAGCACCGTCCTGGGGATGATGGGATGTCATGCGCTTGACCACCTGACCGCCGGAGCGATGGTCTTGCGAATGCGCGAGCATCCGGATTGGGAAATGTGCCGAATGCAGGAAGCTCAGATGCGCGTCAACCAGGGTTCTCTGATCGTGGCGGGACTGACCGCCAACGAACTAGGGCAAACACACGCGCACGTCTGTACGCTCACCCCTGGCGTCGTGGATTTTGCCGGAAAATGGGGCGTCACGACCCCCGTGTGCATGAATTTGGGGCGCAAAGGGACCTGCTTTCGGTCCAAAGGGGTCAACTGGGCTTTTCAGATCAGACCAGATTTTTTTGTCTGGAAAGAGAGCTTGTAGAAAGGAGGTCGTATGAAAGGATTGGACAATCGCAGAGGCGCGCTGGACATCTTTGGGCTTCTTTTGATTCTGCTTCTCTTCGGGTTTTTCGGGGCGGCGCCTTTTTGGAGTTACAGTCATTCTTGGGGGTATGGTCCCAGTGGATTTATGGGAGTTATTTTACTCATCATTCTGTTGAAAGTGCTTAACGTTATCTGAGATACAGAATGTCTTTATTTGAGGAGAAAATTATGTGTTAAATATGTTTCCAGCCTCTTCTTTTAACGATGCCTGCAATCGTCGCTGGAGAGACTCCATAAATTCGGGCGAGGACTCCTCCTTGATAATGAATATAAAGATGTCTGATTTCAGCGACATCTTCCGCCGTAAGTTTGTGACAGTAGTGTTTTTCGCCCCAACAATCTCTCGCTTTTGCGAGCATGTCCGAGCTGTTGTCTTTTTGAGTCCCGAGAAAAAGGTGGGAAATTTTAACGCAATTTCTGACATCACATTTATGGCAAACAAGCATGCCTTTCGGGATGAGGCCTTTTCGGACGGTCCAATGGAAACGGGATGCGACCGTCTGCCTTTTCCCGTCGTAAAAGGCCCCATATCCGTCGTGCGTTTTTGCCCCGGTAAAAAGCCAGCACGTAGGGGTTTTCTTGATATATTTGAAGAAGTGTTTGGTAAGATTTTTTCGCATGGGAACCTCCAATTCCTGTGCCATTCCCCGCAAGGTTTACGCCTTGGCGGGGATTTCTATGGGGGTATTTTAACATGAGTGTTTTAAAAAAGCTGGAAGACAAGATTTTCAAAGACGTGCTGGAACGGGTGAAGAACATGGAGCAAAATCTGTTCGGGGATTTGTTCAAACGGCTGGACGCTATCGAGGCCAATCTCGTAGCGATAGGAGAAAAGGAGGATAAAATCATGTCGCAGATCGATGATCTAAAGCAGGAAGTTTCGGATGAAGACGTGCAGGTCACAACCTTGGTGGCATCGGCGGCCAAGATTGACGCGGACGTGGCGGCCTTGATCGCTAAGGTGGCGGCAGGCGCGACCCCGGCGGACATCACCGCGCAGCTCACCACGATCAAAGCCCATACGGCGGCCTTGGCGTCGGTGAACGCCAACATGGTGGCGGACGACCTTTCGGCCAATCCAACGGCCCCCAGCGCCTGATGAAAATACTCAAAAACGAAAGCGGCCTTGTGTTTCTCGTCCTGGCGATTATCGGGGCGGTGGCTGTAGTCGTCTATATCGTGCATCACGTCTAAAGAAAGCGGGGGTCCGCTTGTGGTGGGGACTCCCAAGGGAGACTTATGGATGTTTTAACGCTCATGGCGTTTATTTCCAAGATCGCCACCGAGGCTCCGGTTCTTTTGCCGGACGCTCTTAAACTCATGGCCGATCAGCAGCAGGTGTTTGCGGATTTCTCCAAACTGGTGAAGGACTTTCAGGCGACCAAGGCTTGATGACAGTACAGCCTGGCGACATTCTCCTATGGAAAATCGACGCGCAGGCTTCCTGGATTGAACGGCTAGTGGGTTGGGGGGAAAGACGCGCAGGCCAGCCGAAAACGGAAGGCGCGGACTTTTATCACGTCGGCATTTGCGGACCCGATGCCCTGCACTTCTACGATTCGGCTCCGGGGGGCGTCAAGAATTCCCTTATCACCGAACCCTGGCCCGATCACCTGGAAGCCTACCGATTTAAATTCCCGCTGACCGAAACGCAGCTCGCCAAGTTCTGGTCCTATGCCAATTCCCAGAAAGGGGTCGGCTACAACTGGATCGGAGCGTTAACGCTGGGATGGGTGCAAGTGGCGGGCAAGCCTTTCTGTTCGGAGTTCGTCTGGCGCATCTGCGCCAATGCCGGGATTGTTTTATGCGATTACCAAACCTTCTTGTCCCCGGATGACCTGGCCCATTCGGACATTATTGTGAAGATTGGGGATGTTCCGCCGCCGGTTGTTCCTCATAGTGAATCGTAACTTCCGTCCGGGGGTTGGCATCTTCCCGAACCATTCGCGTGTGCTCTTCGACAATTTGTTTATCGTCTTTCCATAAAATCTGATTCCCGGAGTCTTCAACCGCTTTGACCATGTTCGACAGGTCGGAACGGTTCCCGCCGCCATAGAAAACCATATCCACGGATAAATCCCCCCCTAGAATCGAAGCCTTGGCGATCTGCCGTGCATAAAAAAGGGCTAAAGAAAGCGTTTTTCGCTCTTTAGCGCTTTTATCGTAGGTCCAGGTGCGGCCCCCCTTAGTGACCGTCCGGGCTCTTTGCTGGATCACGGGTTTGCCGGCGATGCAGAAGCTGTACTGCACTAGCGGGTTTTCCAACGGTACAAATCCATCACCGAATCCCACTGAGAAAACCCGACTCCATAATCGAATTCTTTAAATGTGCCGTCATCGTGCAGTTCTACCACGATAAACGGGAGTGCAGGAACATGAATTTGGAGCGATAGATGTTTATAGGCCTGTCCCTGCAATTCAGCCACTTTGTCGTGATCCTTACTACACTTCCAATCCCAGATTCCTGTCTCGGTGATAAGGTCGGGCGTTCCAGCAAATTCAATGCCTTTGGCGAAGGGATGTTCGAGTGCGATCACCATCTCTTTAAAGTGCCCTTGCCAAAATTTGAGGAACGCATCAAACTGAGGCTTGATGTTGGGGTCAAGACTCGCCGGGTCCAAGATTCCTTTCAAATGAAGTTCGATGGCTTTGTGGCAGGCAATCCCGCGATCCCGGTAAAAGGGATCAACCCCGTCATAGTTTTTGGTGAGCCCGATTTTCTGGAGAATTTCACTAACCGACGGTACCCGCGTTTTGCCGACGAAGTATTTGTGACCTTCGGGATCAAACCGCAGTTCAGAATCCGGGAGGGGTTTCTTCTTCGATGGCATTGAAATCACCTATGTGGGTCCGAATCTTTGACGGGTCTTTGGCGTCGGGCTTATGGGAAACCGTGGCATTAAACATTTTCCCATGCTGATCTTCCGTGCTCCAGTCAAATTTTCCGGGCTCAATCTCTGTGCAATCCAAAATCTTCAAGAGGCCGCCCATCATGTTCGGCAAAATGAGGACGTCTCCCGATCCTCCGTCATAGGTCAGCTTCCAGATAAAAAACTCTCCGTTATTTTTCCCGTAGCGTTTCTCCACGGACTCCACCAGAAAGTTGCGCTTTCCGTCGGGGAGATCCGACCCCATTCGGGGTTTTGTGTCTGTGATTTCTCTGGGGCTCATGCTTTGGCCTCCGTGGTTTCAATCGACTTTTTCTCCAGAGCCTTGGGCATGTAAATGGTTGGCTTGGAGGTCCCTTCTCCATCGTTAAGCTCATCGTTTGTGTAGAGCCCAGAGATCGCATCAGGGAATGTGATCCGCAGGTTTGCGGCCAGAGCCCGCCAGCCGAACATGGTTCCAGCCTGCTTCTTGTAATTGTCTTTCCCCATGAGCTGTTGGGCATTGGCTTCCTCCACTCCAAAGTGAGTTGTATACGGGGACTGTCCTTTGCGGGTGATGGTTACGGTAGCCAGAACCTGGGAGATTTCCATTTTCATGTCTTCGAGCTGGCCGGTACGCCGGGCCAGGGCCAGCATGAGTTGAGGAGATACCGATGTTTTACCCTGGATCACGTTAATGCCGCCCAAGGCCTCCATCATCCCGATCCCCAATTCCCGCCCCTTGAGCGCGATCGCCAGAACCTTTTCAGGAGTATTGACCTGAGTGGGAAGGAAACCAGACTTGAGCATTGTATCGGCCTGCTGGCGCATCACGGTCCACTGATCGAGCGTCAGGTCTTTGACCTCCCCAGTCTTAGTATCGACGATCTCAGTCGTCTGTGTTTCGGGCACGTTCGTTGGCATCATAAGCCTCCTCTTGTCGGCAATATCCACAGACCGTATACGTCACCGGCTCTCTCCCGCACGGGCAATCCCGTAAATCCTTAAAGGGCATCGTGCATCGGACGCAGGCATAGAGATGATCGTGCACATCAATTGAGTTTGGTTTTGAAATAGTTCTCATGAATCACGTCCAGTTTCCCATCTTCATTTAAGACTCGGACAAATTCGTTTGCCAGATCCCAGGCGACAATCACTTCCCGGCCATCTTCCAGACGCCAGCGTTCGCCTTTGATGTGTTTCATGCAGCCTCTCCCATCGGATCAAACGCTTCGCATAGGCACGTCACGCTGGTTTCGGCGTCCAAGTCTCCATTGCACATTCCAAATCCCCCGTCATGGACAGATTGGGGGTGATGGCATTGGCATATCCTATCCACGCTGGGCCTCCTCTAAGTCCAAAGTCGCGCACCGATCGCAGATATTGCTCTGCCAGGTTTCCATGAAGGGGTCCATACACCGGTAGGCGTAGTCGCAGTTACATTCCCGGCAATATTCCCTGTGGCAGAATCCGAGCGATAGGGGTTTACTTGTGTTTAGGGTTTTCACGTTTGTTCAGTCTTTCAAAATGCCGCAGATGCGGATTGACGAAATCTCTTTTGCGCTCATGATATCCCCGCGTCCGATTGGCCGCCTTCCAGATTCCCCAGAAGATGACGGCCCAGAAAAGTCCGATGCCGATAAAGAGAATCATTCCTGGTGGTTTTCCACCCACCACATCAGCTTGTCATAAGGGAACTTGCGGGTCTTCCTCTTGGTGCCGGAGAGAATCACGGAAGGCGGCGGGTCCGGGAGTTTCATCCACCGCCATAAGGTGGTACGCCCCACACCCAGCAAATCCCGTACCTGCGTAATCGACAAAAGTCGGCTCTGGGCCGCCAGTTCCGGCAACTGATTTGCAGTGACTTCCGTTTTTTCCATTATTTTCCCCTTGACAAGCATGGAACTAATTGGAACAATGTGAAACACTCAAGTTAGTTATCCACAATGGGTTAAATTAGTTCACTTTAACCCAAAATGGTTTCAGGCAAAATACCAAAGGCGGTAGCGCTTGTCAAGAAAATTTTACGCCACCATCGGGCTCGACGAAGAAGTGATGGTTGCGCTCAAAGAAAAAGCGGGATTAGATGACCGCAGTTTAAGCAGCATGGTCAATCGCATCTTGCGCGAGCACTTCAAATTAAAAGGAGAAAAACAATGGCAACTAAAGTTCCCAGAGGACTGAGAATCAACATCCCGATCACCGGGGAAATCTACGAGCAGGTGCAGATGGATGCCGACGAGCATTGCCGGTCTAACGGGTCGCAGATTCTTTTTATTCTGCGGGACTGGTATGCGCGGCGTAAGCAGTTGCAGAGTGTCGATTCAGCAGGAGCGATCTAATGGAAAAGTTCAACGCATGGACCGAAACAACGCAGGCGGGCAGTATCTTGATCCGCTATCGGGACACTAAAACGGGAATCAAAAAAACGCACCAGATTGTGCAGAAAGAAGAGCGGGCTTTGATCGACGGAAAATGGCATACCGCCAAATGGCTGGCCGAAGCGCACTTGCAGAACCTTCGCAACCTCTACCATTCCAATAAGCTGGGGTTTTCCGCAGCCTCTGAGCCCTTAGAAGAACTTGTAGAAACTTATCTGGAAGAAAAAAAGAACCTCGCCTGGAAGACCCTTGAGCATTACGAAAGTTCGCTCAATCATTTGAAGGCCGAGTTTTCCAGCACCGCAGAGTTGACCTTGGATCGAATACGCGAATGGAAGGCCAAGATGACGCGCACCGGCATTGCCAACAACACACTTCACGGGCGGCTGAACGATTCCAGTATGTTCTGCCGCTGGCTGGTCAAACGCAAGAAGCTCTCTGAGTCCCCATTTTTGGAAGGGGAAGGCCTCATCCCGGCCCAAACGGCTCCCAAACCACGATTCTATACCACGCAGGAGTTCATGGCCTTAGATCGCCAATTAGAGGCCTTAAACCACCATGCCAGAGTGGGTTGCCACCTGGCGCGGGACTTTGGGCTGCGAATCGTGGAAATCGTGGGAGATGGGATGGAACGAACGCAAGGCGTTTTGTGGGAAGACCTCATCTGGAAGCCGGATGGGAGCGTCGATCTCTTAATTCGCCGGGAAGTGACCAAAGGCCAGAAGAAGTCGCGCAAGGCCTACCTGGATGCTGACTTCATCCAAATGCTGGGATCGCGCCGTACAGGTCCGCTTGTCCCCTTGGGGCGCTGGGAGTTTGTAAACCTCTTTGAAAAGGCGCGGGATCAGGCTGGGATTAACCCGGAGCTGACTTTCCATGGCCTGCGGCATACCTTTGGCAAGAACTTCTTGCAGAGGTCAGGGTCGAACCAGGCGGCGCTCCGGGACCTCCTGGGCCACACCGATGTCAAGACCACGGAAATCTATTCCCAGTTTGAAGATTCCTACTTGGAAGAGGCGACCAAAAAAGCCGGGGAAAAAATCCGTGAGGAAGAACAGGTGCTAAAGGCGCGTGGGCAGGCAAAGGGCAAACCTAGCCAAATCATCGAAACCAACGGAAACCTATCGGAACCAAATGGGACTAATAATGATTCCAAGAATGACTCTAAAAGTGGACAAATTTCTATGGGTTCGTAACTCATCGACGGACTATGCCGACGTAGCTCAAATGGTAGAGCCCTTGTTTTGTAAGTAGAATCGAATGTTGATTTATAGATGTTTTTTTAAAAAGCGACGGGCAAATAGCGACAAAAAGTTTGATTTTTCGGGAAATCTTGCATACACTTTCCAATCGTGCTCGAAGAAAATATAATACTGACGCTGTTCTGGGTGGGCTTTTTAATCTGGGGTGCTCTGGAGATTTATGGCATGACTTGGCGCGAGCGGCAGGCGCTCTTTATTTTTGGAGTTCTTTATGCGGGGATGCTGTATCTGATCGTTCACTTCGGGATATCTCTCCCAGGATGAACGCGCTTTTTCTCATCGCGGCTCTGGCGCTGCCGTCCGGCAAGATGCAGGCCAGCATGGACACGCGGGTGCGCCTGGTGCAGATGCTCTCGGCGTTTACCAGCGAGTACACCAACGATAAGCAATCCCGCATTTTAGTGGTCAGTGAATCCTGGCAGATGGTATCGATCATGCGCCGCAAGAAGTTTAACGCCTATGGCCTGGCCTCCATTCGCACGCGCTCTAAATACGTGGTGCTCGGGCTGGCGATTCTGGCTCCTTTTTCCGAGTCGAGTTTTCGCCTGATCGTCCATGACGATTCGCTGCCCTCCATTCAGGGGCTTTTGATGATGTCCTTGCGGGAGATGGATCGCGTCCTAGTTCATGGGGGATTTCTGTTTACGCCTTCCGAGCAAAACGACCTCACGCATTATTTTCTTTCGCAATTAAAATACCGGCGTATCGGGCTGACCTTTGAGGGACTGGCGGTCTTTCAGAAAAGCGGGACCGCCCGGCGCTATTGGGGACAGAGCGCATGAATTTCGCGGACCTCCTGGTAGTCGTGGTCGCGCTCTCGGCTCTCATATGGCTCGTCGGAGATTTCTATAAATGACTTCATTTTCAGACGACGATTTGAAGTGGCTGAAAGAATATCTTGAGCGGCCGCCAAAGAATCAGACTGAGAGGATATCTAAAAAGAATCCAACACGTCTGCGCGAGAATTTCTTCAGGGCTCTCCTCTCCCGTCTCGACGCGGCGGAGCAATTTATCATTGACGGTTTTGGGTCAGACAAGCCGCCGAGCCACGTTCTCTACGAAGCCTGGCGCAAGGCGTGTGGCAAATGAAATTATTCGCTCTTGGTTTTTTAGCTGGAATGATATTTGGAATGACCCTTATTCTTCGAGCCCTGTGGCCGGTCGATGGCCTTAGATGGAAGTGGTGGGGAAGATGAAAAAGAAAAAACAATATGTCCCTCTGCCAGATTGTCCGAACTGTGGAGGAATTCACTTCGGTCAATATGATTGCCCATTTACGAAAGAAGAAGGCGCTGAATATAAGCGCAAGGCGGGTCCCCACGCCATGAGGAAAAAAGCATGAAAGATACGCTCGCAGCGTCGTTCATCGCATTCGGGATCGGAATGCTTCTGGGAGTCTTTACAACCCTCTCGATAATAGGTCAGGATCACAACAACGTCACCGTGCGCGGTATCAAAGATTCGTTTCAAACGGTGGTTTGGGAGGACAAGGCCTATCGACTGGTTCCGTTGGACAAAGCGGGCAAGCCATGAACGATCCTTACATGAAAATAAGAATCCAGCTTCAAACACTTGTCGGCCTCCTCTGCGCCTGCGCCGTGGGCTGGCACTATCTGAGGTGGCAGGGGGTATTGATTGCGTTGGCCGTTTATGGCCTACGATGAAAAAATACTACGACGGAATCTGTATTGGTTTAGCTCTATCTTTGGCCTTGGCTTGCGTTGCGATCTTTGTCTATATGCTCGTCGCGCACTGGAAATGGGGTCTCGGGATGATTGGATCGTGGTTATTTATGATGGGTGCGATGAGAGGAGTTATGTTGCTTGGAATGTGGGATGAGCGACGGAGAAAGAAGCCATGACCCCGAAGGCCAGGAGTGCGGAGGAAATGGCTGAAATTATTTTAGGCCCGATTCATCTTCCGAAAGAAACGAGAGATTGGAATAAAGAACGGATTATCCAAGTCCTTAATTCTTTCGGCAAACAAGAATACGAACGCGGGCGTATGGATGGATTTAACGAGGAAAATCTCAGATGAAAACAGCCGAAGAAGCAGCGAAAGATTTTATCGAATACTGGAAGGATGATTTTCGTCTTGCGCCATTGGCCGATTTACTTACCGCCTTCGCCGAGGAGCGGGTGAAGGCCCACGACTTCAATTCTCCCGCGATGAAAAAGCCGGAGGAATTGGCTCTATCAATCGTAGCAAGGGTTCTAGCTGACGGAATAAGCGAAGGTCTAAGCGAAGAGACAAATCACAAAATTGCCCAAGCCATCACCGGATACGCCGAGGAGCGGGTGAAGCAAGCAATTAGAGCGGCCGTCAATACATTCTCTTTAACAAAACAGGAAATCGATAGGGTGTATTTTGAAGCCCGCGCCGAAGCTCTAAGAGATTTGAAACTGGCCTGCCCTCTATGCGGCGAAACTCTTGACCATGAGAATAATGTGAAAAATAAATGGCTGGAAGAGGCGGCTCGAATGTCTGAAACGCATCATAAAAAGTTTCACTTCAAAACCAAGCCCAGAGATTGCGTTTGCGAAAATCAAATCGCTGATGACATCCGCGCTCTCAAGGACAGACCGTGACCGAACGACAAATAACTTGGGTTCAAATTGCGGGGGTTAAAATTCCAGCTCATAAATTGATCTGTCCCGAATGCAAAACGTTGGATTTGAATACGACAACGGACAAGGACTGGAATGCCCATTGTCCGTTGGGCCACATATGGAAAGTAAGAGAGCCAAAGCCGTGACCTGGCCTGAGTGCATAGCGATTATCGCGGCGCTTGCGGCGGCTTGTGTGATGCTTTGGATCATTTGCAAATATAAGTGACCGATTTGGCATGGGACAGAGTGGATCTGGGGAGGCCTGTAGAGCCTTTTGGCGAAAGCCTGATGATGGTTCGATTCCATCCCCATGCAGATTTGGCCCTGCGGCGATCCGCGTGGAGCTTTCGGGCGCTGAGATGCGGAGCATACTTCCGGTTCCGGGCCGGCCAGGGCCATTGGATTTGGAGGATGAATGATCGAGATCGAGGAGCATACTTTCTTCTGGTTTGCGGGTGATTTTTGCCGTGGAACTTCCGAAGATATGAATGATTATCATTATATGTGCGAACGCGCTGGTGAAGAAATTAGCACAGCCCTCGGCGCTCTGGAGGAAAAATAGTGCGTGACAAGGGGAGGCCTGATGCCCAGAGTCATTAACGATGAATTTTCCGCACTTTCGATTTGCCGCCAGAGGCGCTGGCAGCTGCGGCAAGTCAAAGCCGGGCGTTGTATGATCTGCGGAAGGATGTCGGTCACCCGGCATTATTGTCGGAGACATGCCGACGATAACAGCCGACGTAACCTGAAAGGGGTTCAGGCGACAAAAAAAAGACTTGACAAGTTGGACTAGACTTCCCATAATTTTCAGGTGCGCTCATATAGAAATCATTTCCAAAAAACCTCTTTAAGTGGCGCTTCCGGGGGCGCACAACTCTCCAATTGTCGGGGGGCCGCTTTCCTTTCATGAGTAGAAGCAAATCGATCCTTGGTGGAACTGAATACGCGCTCAAGGACGCTGACAGCACCACCTTTCGGTTTATCCCGATTCAGGACAGCTTATTTCGCGTGAATCTTAAGACCGGCGAAACCTGGCTGTTATCCAACAAAGAGTTCAAATGGAAGCTGGTTCCCGAAGATGAATAACCCAATTTCGGACTTAAAACAACGGGGCTCATTCGGAGATTCATCCGTCCCGGCTCATTCAGACGAGATACCGTCGGCTTTGTCCACCGGCGCTCTGGAACCTGTAGACCAATGTGACGATGACGGGGGAATCCCCTTCCTGGGTCAGTTGTTCGCAGGCAGGCTTATTGGTTCACCCTGGGTGCTTTCAGCTCTGACGCGCTGATCTGCTCAAGAATCAATCATTGTTCCAATAAGTATCGCTGTCCGCGATACGTCCATGTACCCATATTGTTCCGAATCAAGGGGTCTCCCCTAGTGGCATACTAGACCAAACAGGACGAGTTATGTCGAAATCAAGCAAATCCATGAAAAGTTCTAAAGAAAGAGTTCGTCAAGATTCCTGTTTGCATGAAAGCATCGCTTATTGTTCTGGAGAATTGATCAATGCGATGACGGGTGAATTGGTTCGCAGGGTCAATGGGAAACTGTGCGTGGATTGCGGCAAGGAAATCGAAAGAATTACGTGGGATAATATTGCCGGAGTGTTTGTTAAAGTCGATTACTTGAAAGGATAATCACATGGCATGGAACGGAAGGGGCTACAGGCCGGGAACAAGGGTCCAGCATAAAAATGGGGTAATCTTCGTAAAGACGGAAGATGGGGTTATGGTGGAATCCCGGCGCGTCTGGGAATTAACTAAAGGCGAGCTATCGGAAGGCGACAAGGTGTATCATATCGACGGGGACCGCACGAACAATAAGCCGAATAATCTGGCGAAGATTCACTTTAACGCCACCAAGTTCGTGATGCTCAAAGAATCGAAGGTTCTCTGGGCTACTCCGGAGAAATTGAACGCGCAGAAGAACGGGAAGATTCTGATTGCGGCATGACGTTTACCCGCAAGCTGCTCGCTAAGTTCTGCCTCGATGCCGCGTTGCTTTTACTGGGGGCGGCGTTTGCTTCTCAGTTCTTCGAGAAGTTTCCTGTTTGGGTGCGGCTTGATCTTATGGCTCTAGTCCCGTTCTTTATTTTGATTGGGGTGCGTGTCAGTTTGGGCGTGAAAGGAGGAAATACCGATGGAGATTGAACTGATTGGTGTGTTTTTGATTGGGGTTGGCATCTTGGGGCTGGACTACTGGCTCAGGTCGCGGCAGAAGCATCCGTAGGAGACTCCCATGGTTGAAACATTGATCCTGCTGACTTTGATGGTGCTGTTTTTTGCGGTGGGTGACTACTTTACGCGCAAGCGTCCCGCCAAACATCCCTAGCCTAGCGAATGTATGGCCTGGATCTTTTTTCGGGAATCGGCGGCCTTACCCGCGCTCTCACCGGATACGTCACCCCCGTCGCTTACTGTGAAAACGACCGATATGCTCAAGGGGTATTGCTTTCCCGAATGGCAGCCGGAGACTTGCCCCATGCACCGATTTGGGATGATGTGCAAACCCTCCGGGGATGTGTGTTGCCGGATATCGACATCCTCTATGGGGGCTTCCCCTGTCAGGACCTTAGCTGTGCAGGAGCTGGAGAAGGTCTGGCAGGCAAGCGTAGCGGGCTTTTTAGCCAGATCGCCAGGCTTACTCGCGAAATACGACCCCGGTTCGTCTTCCTGGAAAATGTGCCAGCTATCCGGGCTAGAGGAGCCGACGTTGTTGCCGCGACAATGGCCGGCTTGGGGTATGATTGTCGATGGCTTACTCTATCCGCTGCGGAGGTCGGCGCCAACCATAAAAGGGATCGCTGGTGGTTCCTGGCCTACGCCAACGACGCGGGATTACAAGGACGGGTCGGCCCGGAGTTGCCAGAACGTCCCGGTCAATTCTCTCCTGGGGCGGGCGGTGCATTGGAGGACTCCGAGCGCAAGCGATTGGAAAAACCGGGGGACAGCCGAATATCGCAAGAAACACAAGGGCCAGATCATGCTCCAAACGCAAGTGCAGCAATGGCCCTCCCCGGCCGCCTCCCAGATTCACAAGAAAATCCGAAAACTAGCGCCATCGGAGAAGGACAAAACCCACGGAACGATGACGGTGGGGGCGATGGGAGAGAAACATCCCGAAACGATTGGTGGTTATTTGAACCCGCAGTGGGTCGCTTGGCTCATGGGATACCCTTCCGAGTGGACCGACTTAGAGCCCTGGGTAATTCAGTCGTGCCTCTTCAAGCGAGGACGGCTTTTGAAAAACTTATCGGAATCAAAAAATGATTTACCCATACGCTCAAAGAAAAGTCGAAGGTCGTAAGAAGTTGGAGCATCGTCTGGTCATGGAAGCCTATTTGGGGCGTCCGTTACTGACAACTGAAATTGTCCACCACATCAACCATGACAAGCTGGATAATCGTATCGGGAATCTCCAACTTATAAATGCGAAGGATCATGCTTTTCACCACAATAAAAAGCACCCGTACACAAAAATCTGCGTGATTTGCTCAGCTGTTTTTACGCCACATCCGACAAAGCGGGGGCGGAAGCGAACCTGCTCAAAGGAGTGTCGCTATAAGCTGATCGCCTTGGCTTGGGTGCCCAAGCGCCCTAAACTCCCACCCAAACTCACCCAAAATGGGGCATAGAAGCCACTCAGCCTTCGTTTTAACGCGCTATCATGGCTAAGACCAGGGAAAGCTATCAGGAATGGGCCGAGGCCCTAAAAGACGCGATAGAAGGCTTTCTGGCGTATGGCTGGAAAGAGCCCATGGATAATCGGGTGCGAGAGTATAAGCAATGGAAAGAGGAACAGGCGTTAAAGCCCGGCCTGATCCCCGCTTGCGCACCTGTGGAGGTATCCGCAGATAAGGCAGATCCCGATAGTGCCCACGCCCAGGAGGCTCCCGTTGCAGATGGCGATGATAAGGCCGATCCAGAGTAGGAGCATCATGGTTAGCCTCCCATTTTGACAATGATTGATTCGACAGTTTGTAAGGTTCTATCCAGTCGATATTTCGCTTTCGCCAGGTCGGCGCGGATGCGCTGTAGCCCCCACAAAGGAGTCCTCGATTTCCTGTAAGGCTCCGGGCGAGTGTCCCCTTGTCGGTTTCTTGCGATTTCAGCCGCTGTCATTTGATCGTGATTACTTCCCATGGGAGCCCTCCGCTTTTTCTATCGCGTCATTGATGAGTCGCAGCGGTTTGGTCAAGTTGCCTTCCCATCCGTCGCGCATGGCTTTACAGGCGGACAGGAGGTCCGGGGCGGCGGCCTGTAATTTCATGTCCGCGTCGCAGCAATCCGTCAGCGTATAGTCCTCGCAATGGTATCCGAGTTTTGTTTCCCCGCAAGCCTGGCAGCCAGGTTCGCAACCATTTAGGCCGCTTCTGTGTTGCAGGATTTTCTTTTTCGTTTTCATTTTAGTTCCCCTTTGGTTTTGAGTTTTTGTGTTTGCCAAGTTTTATCGGCGCGATCCACCAGTTCAAAGATTTCTGCGGTTGTCAAATCCATGGAATCTTTCAAGTCCATGAGAATCTTGTCGGTAAACGCTCCCGCCATTTGCAGTTCGCTGATGAGGCGCGGGAATTGGATTGAATCATCCAACCAGCGCGGATTTTCGTTCGTTTTCATTTTAGTTCCCCTTTGGCGGCTTGCAGCTCCGCCGATGTGTCGTTCGTGAGTGACAAGAGCTGTACCGCAAGCGCGATGAGTTTCGTCACCGGCAGATTAAACCTGTCGGCCTGGGCGCGCAGGAGGTCGGCGCGGGCCTTGCCTGCTTCGCCCGATCCCATTTGATAGGTGGCCTGGTAATGTCCGGCGACTTCAAATGGCTTTAGTTTGGTGGGCATGATTTTCTCCTTATTCCGATGGTTTGAGTAACGCTAAGATGTTGACTTCCATGCGGTGTCCGCAGTACCCGCAGGAGTCTTTCGCGGCGTTGGCGGCTTGGTGTATGGCCTCGGACCAACCGCAAGCGTAAGCGATGCGCCGCTTTTCTACGATGTCGGGCGTTTCTTTAAGCCTTGCGATTTCGGCTTGAGCGTCGGTGTAGCTCTGCTCTAGGGATTGGATTCGGTCTTTACACTCGGCATGCCCTCCGGCGTCAGCCCATCTCTGGACGTCGGCTTTTAGACTTGTTATTTCGGCTTCCATCTTTTGCATTTCATGTGCAAAGGCGGTCGATTCTCGCAGATGGAATTCACTTTCTTTTTTAATGCGTTCGTAGCCCATTATTGTTTTTCGTGGTTGTAGATCATGACACGGCCCGGTATCGTGTAACGGGTTCCGTTGTAAATTCTACGTCATGCGTTAAGAGGACGGAGGACCCGAAGCAGTTTTTGCGGGCCATTAACAGAAAGACGGGTTTCCAGCCGGTGGTGACTCCGACCGTCCCGGTTTTGACTTCGCCGTAAACTTTGACCCGTATGCGTTCGCCCGTATTAAACGCCTTGACAAACTTCATGGACAAGTCGGATGGGTCCCATTTTGCGCCATGCTCTATCGCTTTTTGATTAAACCAATTCATGTAATCTCGCATTGGAGGCTCCTTTTTAATCCTGTTCGGCTTCGCATTGATGACGGATGCAGACTTCGTCATCATCGGCGCTTGTGTCGAGGTTCCATGACGGCTGAGATCCTTCTACGTATTGCGGGCATGTCACTTGGGGCGCTGATATCAAGGGGATATCTGGCGTAGGCGTGTTAGGGGTTGTCCAGGGTAGCGCGAGGACGAGGGCGGCTGTGAGGATCATGGCTACTTTCCCTCCGCTCGGGCGATGGCTTTAACCGCTATTTCGATTTCCGGGCCATGTGTTCGATTGTCCGTTGCCATATCTAGCAATGCTCTAACAGCGTCTAACAAGTCCTGATGGCTATTGACGGCGCGGACGATGAAGGCGGCTCCGTATTGAGATTCTAAGTCCTGTAATTCTTGTTTCGGGGTCGGTGTGCGTTGAGATTTATATTTGGCGATAATCCGGTCTGCATTAGGAATACAATTCTCTGCCTTTTTTTTGAGATCGGCTATTCTCTTGTCTAAGTTTTTAGATTTCATGGTTGTTTGCCCCTCCGCTTTGGCTTTCATTGTGGCCACATAATCATCAACCGTCATTTTGTGCAGAGCATGGGGGCAGTCGGGGATAGTGCATACGGCGATTTCTTTTAATTCATTTTCGATCTGTGTCGGTGTACGGGCTGATTTGGGGGTCATGGGTGTGTTACAGGTGGTGCAGGTTCTTTTGATGACTCCGTGTTTACAATCGTGCAGGTCTTTCATTTTAATGACTCCTTTTAGTGTGGCTATACATTCCATCTTGATAATCTCTCTCTCACGTGAATAGTCTAGTATGAATAGTAGTATGATGCTAGACCCAATCTTAATGTCAAATGGCCCATACTAACATCGGTCTATGGAGGACCATATGCTTGCTTGCAGCAAGCCTTAATGGAGCTTAATGGAACGTATCAGAGGTTCATAATCTAGGATTAGGTGGCTAGAATCGAATCGTGGTGCAAGGAATAAACCGTTTATATCCATTATTTGACAAATAAATCCAAAGTGTGCCAGAATCACCCAGAATGGATGATCTAGCATCCCAGCGCCCGGCCAGAAGGAACCTGAGCCGCAAGCGTGATAATCCGAAGAACTGAGAGAACTTCCTGATTAAGAGTTCTAGATCAGAAGAATAAATAGAAAGACGATCAGAACGCGCGCGATCTCTTTACCAGTTGTTTACCTAGCCCTCTGCAAGAGTGCCTCATTCATGAGGCTATCCTAGAGCGCCATTGACCCTGACGTTCGCAGAGCCTAGGCCGCTCGGCCGTAGGCGATGCATACCCACTTTCACCCATAAGTTGACAAAGTGACCCAAAATGGGTAGAGTGCGGATATGGTCAATGCTCTAACCTTGGATGCTGAAACAGGTTTTCTACAGTCCATCAATCCCATAAGTAACACGTTTACTGCCGAGAAAAAGATGGATTTCCTGAGACAAGCGAGAGAATATCGGAAATTAAATAAGGGTTGGCCGGATTTTGGTGAGATATGCGAACGCATAGGGGTCAATATCCTGACGCTAGAAAGGCATATCAAGATCGACGAGGAGTTCGCTAAACAGTTTAAGGAATTGAGTTTAAGTGGGAAATATCAGGCGGAAAGTGATATGTATAATGCCCGACTGAAGAACCCTCTTTACATGTTTGGTTGGCTTAGAAAATGGTTTCCCGACGAGTATCATCCAGAATACAGGGCGAATCCGACGGTAAATATCCAGGTCTTCGACGGTAAAATAGGGAACGCACAAGCGTTTATAGAAGCAGAGACCGTCGATACGACGGTAATTAGCCCGTCATCGTCGGTAAAACCGTTGATATCCAAGTGATCTCATCTGTTACACAAACAGATACAAGGGATTTACCGTCGATAGATAATGATGATCGGAAAATAATTACCCCATGGGGGGTATCATGATCAGGGTAAGTCCCCTCCCCAATTCTCACAGGACAAAAAGGGTTCTCCCGTCGATCATTCTGGCGATCAATTCTTTTTACCGACGAGTAATTTCATTTGACCTGTAAATTCTGTACGCCCTATTCCAGTATTCCCGACGGGACTCCGGAGAAATTTAACGCGCGGACGGTGTGGCTGGTTTGGTATATGCCGCAGGAGCAGCCGACGGGTCCGGCGCTTTTGGGGGTGTACGCGACGTGGGCTCTGGCGCAGGCGGCGCGGGCGGGGGCGGCGGACACGGCGGTTTCGACCTCGACGATTCGGGTGGAGGCGGACCAATGAAGCATCTGGCTTCTTCTCCTTGGTGGCAGAGAATTTACAAGCAGATGACGACCAAGGGGTACGTCTTGGTGAGCGAGCCGTCGAAGAAGGCCGGAGTTTTCGTGGCGCGGTGGGTCAAGCCCGACTCTCTGATTAACGTCCCGTCTTTTCGTCGGTGGTATGCGCTTGAAAAGGCGCTATGAATCCCTTGGAAGCCAAGGCGATCATTCAGAAGAACGCGGATCTCTGCATTGCGAATTTAAAGTTTCTGTGCGTGCAGTATCTGGATACCAAGGACTGGTCGCCGGGTGTCCACGACGAACTGACGAGATTTTTGAAGGTGGCCGGCCGGAGGATTCACATAGAACTCCCGAGGGGTCATTTGAAGAGCTGGATTGTGACGAAGGGCTGGGCGATTCAGCAGATGCTCAGGAACCCGGATGTGCGGATACTGATAGTGAATGCGACGGAGGATAACGCGGTCAAGTTCATGCGCACCATTGAGCGGTACCTGGCGGCTGGGGGTTTGATGTCGCAGATGTTCGGGACGTTCGAATCGGCGGTATGGAACCAGAACGAGCTGGTGATCAGGCAGAGAAGAAAGAATCTGGACGCCCCGACCTTCATGGCCGCCGGTTTGCAGAAGACGCTGACCAGCCAGCACTTCGACGTGATTATTGCCGACGATCTGGTGGAGCCGGACAACGTACGCACCAAGGAGCAGCGCGACAAGGTCTACGAGTTTTATCTCTCGCTCTTTGATCTGTTAGAGCCCGACGGCAAGATGGTGGTGATCGGAACGCGCTACCACCAGGACGACCTCTACGCGAGGATTTTAGAGGAGAATGCGGTCCACAAGAACTGGTCGGTGTTTATCCGTTCCTGCTACAAGCCCGACGGGTCGGTCATTTTCCCGGAGAAGTTTACGGAGGCGCAATTAAACGATATCAAGAAGAAGAGCTTCTACCATTTCTCGACGCAGTATTTAAACGATCCGATCGATCCGGAGAACGCCGACTTTAAGGCGGGGCAGATTAAAATCTACGATCCCGCGACTGCGCATCCGGCGAGCTTATATCTGACGATCGATCCGGCGATCGCGCTTTCGCGCGACGCGGACTACACGGCCTTCGTGGTGGCCGGGATGTTCGCCGACCGGAGAATCCGCGTGGTGGACGCTGTGCACAAAAGGCTGGTTCCTTCGGAACTGGTGGAAGAGGTCTTTGCTCTCGTCAAGAAATGGAGGCTCCACCGTGTCGGCATCGAAACCTTCGCCTTCCAGAAAACGCTCAAGTACGACATCCAGCGCCAGCAACGAGAGCGAGGAATCTTTTTTTCGATTGACGAGCTTGGAAAACGCCACACCGGCCACGGTGAAGCAATTCTTTCTAAAGAGGCCAGAATTCGCCGGTTGCAGCCTTACTTCGAGCAGGGGCTATTTGAGATCCGATCCGACATGCAGGATCTTAGTGACGAACTGCTGGCTTTTCCCCGAGGAAAGCACGATGATTTAATCGACGCCCTTTCCTACCAGCTCGATTATCTGGTCCCCAGCATGGGGGTCGGTGTTCGCGAGCCCGAGATGAAAGAAGGGACGATGGGTTGGTGGGTCAAGGAACATATGCCGGAGTTCAGGCAGTCGATCTACGACCGGTTTTTCGAGGATTTAAAGGTTCGATGACGAAAAAAGAGCGGATCGATTATGCGGTGCATCTTTACGAAGAGCGCTACGGGCCCGTCAGGCGCGTGGTGTGTGACAACCTGGAGGATTACCTGACCAAAGGTTTTCACGAACCGGGCATCATCGATCGCTGCATGGCTATTTTGCAGGAGATTCAATGAAGAAAGAAGACCTGGTCGGCGTCGGGGAAACGCCCAATCCGGATTCCGAAAAGCTGGAGGTGGAGAGTTGGCTGCGCACGATGACCCACGCGGAAAAGACGGCTGAGGACGCGGGCGCCAAGGCCGGCTGGAAACGCTATATCGAGGAGTACAAAAACGAGTGGGGATTTTTGCAGGCCAAGACCTCCATTCCCATTATTCCGATCAACCTCATTTACGCCTATACCAAGACCGAGATTGCGCGGTTGTACTTTAAGGATCCTTGGATTACGGTTAATCCCAAGAGGATGGAAGATATCGGCGCGGCGCAACTGGCCGAGCAGATCGTGAACTATACGTGGTCGGAACTGGCGCTAAAGCAGGAAATTAAGACGGCGCTCTTAGAAGCCATCCTGGTCGGCCACAGTTACGTGAAGGTGGGCTACGCCGCCGAGTTCGGGACCGTGGAGTCGCAGCCCAAAGAGCCGCCCAAGAGGGGGCCCGGCCGGCCGAAAAACGAGCCCAAAGCCAGGGAAATCGAGACCTCCGAGTATATCCGTTCGGAGAACGTGTTCGCCTACCACGTCCCGTACAAAGATATTCTTTTTGATCCGGCGGCGACCTTTCCGGCGACGCACAACGGCCGCTGGATGGCGCATAAGATCGTAAAGCCCTTGCGGGCGGTCAAAAGGGCCGGCATCTACGCGCATACCGACATGCTGAAAACCTCCTCCAAAGGCGATGACGAGAAGCTCGGCTACGACGTCTCCGGCGGATCGGCGGGCAAGGAAAACCAGGACGTCAGGAGCGTGACGCTCTACGAGATTTACGATCTGGACTCGATGCGGGTCGTGACGGTGTCGCAGGGATGTCCCTTCTATTTAAACGAGATCCCGTATCCTGAATACCTGTCGGGGGGCTTCCCCTTTTCGATGCTGGCCTTTAATCCCGTTCCGGGAGAGGTTTATCCCTTATCCGACGTGGCCGCGCAGGAGGGTCTGGCCATCGAGATGACCAAGATCGTGGCCATCTGGATCAATCACTTAAAGCGCCACAACCGCCAGATTTTAATTGAGCCGGACTTGTTTACCGACGCCGAGCTTGACAAATTTAAGGACGGCAACGACGGCGCCATCATCAAGGCCAACGGGCCCATCGCCGACAAGTATTTTATTCCGCAGTACCCGGCGGTGGCCAGCGACAGCTACCAGATCTACAACGAGGCGTACAAGCTCTACCAGGTGGTGTCGGGACAAACCCCTGCCGACCAGGGCGGGCAGGCCAAGGCCCCCACGCGCACTCTGGGGGAACTCCGGCTCCAGATGATGGGCGGGCACGCGAGGGCGGATGAGAAGGTGGACGTGCTGGAGGATTTTATCGGGGAGATCGCCCGCAAGATTCTGGGAATCATGCAGAAAAAGTACGACCTTCCGAAGATCTCGCGGATCGTGGGAAACAAGTCCGTGCAGCAGAAGGTCCTCGGCGCTCTTCCCGGCCGCCCTTCGGCGCAGTCGCAAGTCGCTCCCCAGGGGCAAGCCCCCCAAGGCCAGGGGCCCCAGGGGCAATCGCCCCAGGCTCCTGGCGGCGCCCCCCAGACGCCGCCGGCGCCGAACCCTGTGGCCGATCAATCCTTTGCCTCGGAGTTCGCTTTTTCCTGGAACCGTCAGGATATTCTGGGCGACATGGACGTGGACGTTGTGGCGGGGTCCACCGTTCCGATGGACAAGGAATCCACCTTGGAGATCATGGAAAAATTAATCCCGATGCTCCCCGCCGCCGGGGTCACTCCCGGCAGTCCCGCCGCCAAACAGTACGCGCGGGAAATCTTTCGTCTCATCGGCAACCAGTCTCTGGAGGCGATCATGGATCTGGCCGACCAGTCGCCGCCGCAGATGCCGCCCAAGCTCATGGAAATCCAGGCGAAAGTGAAAGCCAAGGAGCAGGAGACGCAGGTGAAGATTCAGGGCAAGTTGGCGGAAGAAAAGATCAAGCTCGAATCCATGCACCAGAAATTGGCCGTGGACAAACAGAAAAACCAGATGGACATGCACAAAAACGTGATCAATTCCATTTTACAGGGCGTACGCGCCGCGCAAACGCCCGTGGGCGGACAGGAGAACGGCAATGGCTTCTAAAGTCGGGAACGTTTTAAGGGTGATCGGGCGCCGGATTCCGGATGCGGGAGAGGCCATGTACCACGCCGCCGACGGGGTTGTGGATGGCGGGTTTGTGGGTAAAGAAAAGCGCCACCGGATGCGAAAGGCCCTGCATAAGCAGCGTCTGCGGGCGACGGGGATGACGGACGACATTTTCGGCGCCAAGGAAGTGGGCGGAAGCCAGACCAATAAATACGAAAACGATCTGCCGGAGCCGAAGAATTGATGACCTGCCGCCATTGCCAGAACGTCGCCGCCTATGCGGTGCGGACGATTTATGATGACGGCCGGCTCGTGGATACCTGCGACCAGTGCGGCGGTTCGGGCTCGATGGCGAACGTGCCGGATGTTTATTTTAAGGGTCCTTACGTGGACGAGCACCTGGGCAGCCAGGATTTTCCGGGTCCTAAGTTCATCGGAACACGCTCGGAAAAAGCCGCGTGGCTAAAGAGGTGCAATCTCCGGGAAGCGGGAGACCGCGTGCACGGATCGACCAGTTTTGATGCGGCCTACAGCCGCAAGGCACATGATTCCTTAAGGAGGAATAACCCATGAGTGACGAGATGCTGAATAAGACCAAGCCGTACAACAAGAGTTCGGGAATTCAGGGGATTGGGGATACCGTGAAAGCCATGAACGATTACGACATGAATATGTTGAACGACCCCATTGCCTCGCAGAGAACGGAAAAGGGCAAAGGCGAGCCGTCGAAGTACAACAAGAACTCGTAGGGCGCGATGGACGTTTCAGGAGCCTTAAAGAGTTTCCGGGACGGCGGCTACGGGGGCAAAGACGCTTCGTCCGAGCCCAAAGAGGCCGCCGGTCCGCGCACGATTACCTTGACGGACGATGAAGCCAAGGAACTAGCGGGGTATTCCGGGGGGGAAGGCGCCGAGCAGGAGTGCCTGGTGACGGGGCGCCTGTCCGGGTCGGAGTTGACGGTGACCTCGGTCAAAAGTTCCGGCGGCGGCCAGGATGACATGGCCAAAGAAGTAATGGACCGCATGGGCGGGGCGGGCCGTTTGGGTAGTCCCGCACCCATGATGCAAAACCAGACGATGCCGAGCCCGAGTTAGGGGGAATTATGCCAAATCCAATGGATGCTGCCGTGGCCGAACCGGCGCCGGTCGTCGAACCGGCCGCCGGTATTGTCGAGCCTGTTGTTTCGGACCCCTTTAGTTTAGACGAAGGGAAACTGGCGAGCCTTTCGCCCGAGCAGCGGGCGGCTTTAGATCCCGTTTTTGAGGAATGGAAGGGGAAAGCCAAAGCCGAGATCGAAAAGACCGGCAAGACGGTGGCTGAAAAGTATAAGCCGCAGGAAGAAAAGGCGAAAGCCTTAGAGCAGCTGGTGGCGGACCCCCGGTTTCAGCAATGGTGGCGGGGAGTCCAGCAGGCGGGAATCGCGCAGAATCCGGCGGCCATCGGCGCCATTGCCACCGCCCGGCCGCAGGACTTTGCCACCAACGAGGAATGGCAGAACGCGATGGCGGAGGCCTATGCGGGAGATCCCACCAAGATGAAGGAACTCCAGGCCCGCATGTATACGATTATGGCCACGCCCATTATCACGCAGCTAAAGCAAGGCCAGGAGGAACTCCGGGCGACCTTGGAGATGAAAGATTTATTCGAGCGCCATGCCGACGCCAAGGAATTAGACCTCATCGGCAGAGACCCCGCCGACAAGACGGATTCGTCGGAGTCCTTATTGGAATCGTGCCTGGAATGGGCGGACAAAAACGGCAAGACCTTCGAGGAAGGATACGCAAGAGCCCGCAAGTGGGCGGACGCGTTAAAGGTGGGGGCGCAGAAACAGGCGATGGGGCTGGTGCAGGACAAAAAGGCGTCGGTGACCAGCGGTCCGTCCACCAACGTGCCGGGATCGGCGGTGGTGGAAGTGGCGGACGCCGAGGAATTGATGGACAAAAATATGGAGTATCTGGCTTCGGGGCAAAAGCCGCCGAGGTTTGTGATTAGACGTACAGAACCGGCCACATCGGGTAACCGGTGGTCGAACAGGACGTAAGTTAGGGGTAAAGGAAAGGTGCTACGGTGGCGATAGGAGATCAGCTATTTACGTACGGGCCCGCAAATGTGGGCTCGCTCATTGCAACGACACTTAGTAACTATGGTAGAGAGCTGTCCGATAATATCCACAAGGCGATCCCGCTGTTTGCCTGGTTGAGTGTTAAAAAGAAAATCACCGAAGACGGGGGCGCGACGATTGTGCGGCCCATCGTCTACAGTTCCAACTCGACGGCGGCGTTCTATTCGTCGGACGATATCATCGACACGACGATCCAGGACAAC